AATGGCTGGCGGCGGTATGGCAATGGGCAAGGTCAAGACAGCCGCCCCTAGCAAAGACGGTGTTGCTACAAAAGGCAAGACCAAAGGTAAGATGGTCAAGATGAACATGGGCGGCAAAGCCTGCTAAGGAGTCGACATGAAACGACGTTACAACGAAGGCGGTGAAATAGACGCAATGGAAGAGGCGAATAAACGCGAAGACATGGCGTTGAAAAACCCCAACGCCAAAGAATATGGCGAGTCTGGCACTTCGTATACAACAAAGGCCGAGCCTAAAACAAAGCCTAAAACAAAACCTAAAGCCGTACGAAGAAGTTTTGACGAGCCTGAGCCTAAACTTATTGACCCCGCTAATATTAGAAGTGGCCGTCGTGAGTTTGAAGAATCACAAATAGCCCCAGCGGATAAAACCAAAATGTCCGTGTCAGAGCGTGCAAAGGCAACCCGTGAGAGCGCTAGAAGCGGTAGCGGTTCAACCGATAAGCGTTCTGTTAACGAGCGCATTCGTTCTGCTATGGGCATGAAAAACGGTGGTATGACTGCTTCTAAACGTGCAGACGGTATTGCTGTTAAAGGCAAGACCCGGGGAAAGATGTGTTGACAGTATGGCAACCGTAAAACCCACGAGCACTGTAGTTAAGTCTTTAAAGAAGGCTGGGTTTTACGGTGCAAGTGAACCCAAACGGCTGGCTATTATTAACAAAGTTACAACCAAACCCCAGCGGATAAAAATGGTTGACAAGATGTTTTTAGCCAAGAAAGTTAAAGGCGGTACAAAATGATGGCATCCCGTGGAATGGGGGACATTGCCCCCTCTAAAATGCCCAAGGGCAAGAAAAAAGCCCGGCGGGACGACACTGACTTTACCCAGTACAAAGAGGGTGGGAAGGTCAAATCCAAAGTAAACGAAGCGGGTAACTACACCAAGCCCGGTTTACGTAAACGGATTTTCAACAGCGTAAAAGCTGCTGCAATTGTTGGCACTGGCGCAGGTCAGTGGTCAGCGCGTAAAGCGCAGGTCATGGCTAAACGGTATAAAGCCGCAGGTGGTGGCTATAAATGACATGGTCAAAAAAGTACAAAGCGTCGATTGATTGCGACAACCCCAAGGGGTTTTCACAGAAGGCGCATTGTGCTGGGAAGAAGAAAATGGCAGGTGGTGGATTAGCTAAACCGCAACAGTCTTTGAAAGACTGGGGCGACCAGAAATGGAGAACCAAAAGTGGTAAAAAATCTTCTGACACGGGTGAGCGATACCTTCCTAGTGCTGCGATTAAAAGCCTCAGCCCTGCTGAGTACGCTGCGACAACGCGTGCGAAACGTGCTGGCAAAAAAGCCGGACAACAATTCGTAAAGCAACCTAAAACGATTGCAAAGAAAACGGCAGGATTTAGATGACTACTTCAGGACTCACCTCGTTTAACCTTGACCTTAATGACATGGTTGAGGAAGCGTTTGAACGGGCGGGTTCTGAGCTTCGCACGGGTTACGACCTGCGCACGGCTAGGCGGTCTCTTAACCTGCTCTTTGCAGACTGGGCTAATCGTGGCGTGAACATGTGGACGTTTGAGCAAAACACCATCATATTGGCCACAGGACAACCTACTTACGCACTGCCTGACGATACGGTTGACTTGCTTGACCACGTCATCAGAACAAACGCCAACGTAGCCAATAATCAGGCCGACCTGACGATTACGCGCATCAGCATGCCCACGTATGCCACCATCCCAAATAAATTGATCCAAGCGCGTCCTATTCAAGTTTGGATACAGCGTTTAAGTGGTAACTCCAACGTGTTGGTTGGCACTGTGCAGGCAACCACATCGGCCACTGCTACAACCATCCCAATCACATCGCTTGAAGGCGTACCGACAGCCGGGTTCATTCGCATTGGTACAGAGTTAATCGCCTACAACGAGACAACCCCCGCAGATGGTGCAACACCGGCATACTTGCTCAACTGCTGCCGTGCTCAAGAGGGCACTGCGGCACAGCTAAACGCTGGCGCGGCCATTAGCTTGGTTCAAAAGAACAGCATCACTGTGTGGCCAACCCCCAATGCGGGAACTACGTACCAGTTTGTCTACTGGCGCATGCGCCGTATTCAAGACGCTGGTGGCGGCACTAAGACTATGGACGTACCATTCCGTTTTGTGCCTTGCTTGGCCGCAGGTCTGGCTTACTACATTGCGCTCAAAGTCCCCGAAGGACTACAGCGTTTGGACGTGCTGAAACAGCAGTACGACGAGGCTTGGGATCGCGCCGCAGGCGAAGATCAAGAGAAGGCAGCAGTACGCTTCGTGCCCCGTCAGATGTACATTGGAAGCGGTACGTAAATGGGAAATCGTTTTGCGTCAGGCAAGAATGCGATCTCAATATGCGATCGCTGCGGCTTTCAATTTAAGCTGACTGAACTGCGCAAAGAAATTATTAAAACCAAGAACTACAATCTCTTGGTTTGTAGGACATGTTGGGATCCCGATCAGCCGCAGTTGCAGTTGGGTATGTACCCTGTGGATGACCCACAAGGTCTGCGCGATCCGCGTCCCGATTCGAGCTACTACCAGTCTGGTAATACAGGCTTGCAGATTGCGCTGACAAACAGCACGTCTACAGATGCGGCAGGTTTGCCGTCTGAAGGTAGTAGGGTCTATCAGTGGGGGTGGAACCCTGTTGGTGGGTCGAGTAATTTTGATGAAGCTTTAACACCAAATTACTTGGTTTTGAACGTAGAAGTTGGTACAGTAACAGTTGCAACGACATAAGGAGTCGAACATGGACAAGAAAGATTTAGCCCAAGACAAGAAGATGATTAAGTCTGCTGTCGGCAAGCACGAGAAAAATATGCACCCCGGCAAAAAACCCACAAAGCTCAAGGCTGGCGGCAAGACTAACAGCGACATGCTCAAGTATGGCCGCAACATGGCTAAGATCATGAACCAGCGCTCTGTTGGTCGCGGAGGCTAATCATGGCTACATACAAGCAACCCACAAAGAAGCCCACTGTTGTAGTGGGCGAAATGCCGGTCAAGGAAGCGTTAAAGGCAAACATGGGTGTTGCCAACGAGCGTAGCAACCCTTACCCCGGAACTAAGACATCTGGCATCAAGATTCGCGGCACAGGATGCGCGACTAAAGGTGTGATGGCTCGCGGCCCCATGGCTTGAGGTTTACATGAACTATACGCAACTCAGCAACGCTATTCAGGCGTACACGGAGAACACGGAAACAGATTTCGTGGCTAATATCCCTGTGTTCGTTCGGCAAGCTGAGCAGCGTATTTACAACAACGTTCAGTTTCCGTCTATTCGCAAGAACGTAACGGGCGTAGTCTCAACCACTACCCCGTATTTGAATGCGCCTGACGACTTCCTTGCTGTGTATTCTTTTGCGGCAATTGACGCTGGCGGTAACTACGAGTACTTGCTAAACAAAGACGTTAACTTCATACGTCAGGCGTACACCAGCCCCAGCGATACTGGCGCACCAAGGTATTACGCTTTGTTTGGCCCCAAGGTAGTAAGTTCTACGGTTTCAGACACCCTGTCTTTTTTAATTGGCCCAACACCCGATGCTAACTACAGTGTTGAGTTGCACTATTACTACTACCCTGAGTCCATCACGGTGGCGGCAGATGGGCAGACTTGGCTAGGTAACAACTTTGACTCTGTGCTGTTGTATGGCTCGTTGGTCGAGGCGTATACGTACATGAAGGGTGAGACCGACATGATGACTTTGTACAACCAAAAGTACATGGAAGCCATGGCTCTTGCAAAACGTCTGGGCGATGGTATGGAGCGTCAAGATGCCTACCGTTCTGGTCAGTTCCGTCAGAGAGTAACCTGATATGTCACTGACCCAAGGCGCTACAAACACTTTTAAAGTTGGGCTTGCCAATGGCTCGTTTAGCTTTAGCAATACGGGCGACACCTCTTACAAGATAGCGCTGTACACCGGCGCGGCCAGCCTTGGCCCTGACACAACGGCATACACAAGCAACGGCGAAGCCTCTGGCGGCAGTTACGCGGCTGGTGGCTCAACTCTGACCATTACTCAAGTCCCAACGCTTGGTAACCAAACAGGTTCTACTGCTGCGGCTTATTGGTCATTTGCCAATGTGACTTGGACAGGCGCAATCACTGCCCGTGGTGCTTTGATTTATAAAGACTTGGGCGGTGGTAGCACGGCATCAGTTGCCGTCTTGGACTTTGGTTCTGATAAGACTTCTGCCAACACATTTGTTGTACAGTTCCCCACATCTTCTTCATCAACCGCTATTTTAAGGATCGCATAAATGGCAATCGTAACCACCACCAAAGGCGACATGGACGAATCTTTGCTTGAAAAGCGAGAGGGTTCCGTTGATAATGACATCGAGTACACAACTTGGGTTGAGTACTGGTTAGAGGGTGAACTTGTTCATCGCTCGGCTCACGTTAGTTTAAAAACCTCCCCAGCGCTGTTTGCCGAAGCAGCATCTCTTGAATAAGGAAACATCATGGCAAATACCCAATCAATGTGCACTTCGTTCCTTGGCGAACTGTTGAGCGCAACCCACAATTTCAGTTCAGCTAACCCTGCTCAGACAGCTAGTACAGCTAACGTCTTTAAGGCGGCTCTGTATTTGGCTTCTGCGACCGTTAATGCTGCCACTACTGCATACTCATCTTCTGGTGAAGTGTCCGGTA